CAATGGTCAGCCGATATGATTTACCTAGGCACAGGACGTGACTCTGGTGAGAAAGACCCTACAGTTCAAGCCTTGGGACTTGGTTCCCAGATTTACGGTGCTCGTGCCGACTTGATTATTGTAGATGATGCTGTGATGGGTTCTAACGCCCACGAGTGGGAAAAACAGATGGACTGGCTTCAAAAAGAAGTTATCACCCGTCTTGGTAGATACGGCAAGTTAATCATTGTCGGAACCAGAGTAGCATCGATTGACCTGTACAAGATGCTCCGAGATGGTGGGCAATGGACGGGTGGCAAATCTCCATTCACATATATGTCTATGCCAGCAGTTTTAGAATTTGATGAGAAACCCCTTAACTGGAAAACGTTATGGGCTAAGACAGACCGCCCAGAGGGCGATGTGGACAAGGCGGACGCTGATGGACTTTTTCCAAAATGGGATGGACCCGCTCTCTTTACGCGCCGCTCTGAAGTTGCGCCATCTGTCTGGGCTATGGTCTACCAGCAAGAAGACGTCCAAGAAGACTCAATCTTTAGTCCTACCTGTGTCGCAGGTTCCGTCAACGGAATGCGAAAGCGCGGACCTTTAAAGCCAGGCATCCCTGGACACCCTAAGCACTGTGAATCTTTATACACAGTCATAGGACTTGACCCTGCTATGGCAGGTGCCACGGGTGCGGTAGTTGCTACTTATAACCGCTCTGATGGCAAGATATATGTTTTGGATTGTGTCAATATGACTGAGCCAACTCCAGCCAAGATTCAAACCTTGATTGAAGAATGGGTCGAGAAGTACCGTCCTCAAGAACTACGTATTGAAATCAACGCTCACCAGAAGGCTTACGCCCTGGATGAGAACTTAAGAAACTTTTTAGCATCCTATGGATGTCAGTTGAACTCACACTTCACTGGTAAGAATAAGTGGGACACTTCTTTTGGTGTTGCATCAATGGCTATGTTGTTTGGCAACACCAGAGATGGACGCTTCCAAGATAATAACTTAATTGAACTACCAAGCAATGAAGGCTCAGAAGGCTTGAAGACTTTGGTGCAAGAATTAATTACTTGGAAGCCTGACACAAAAAACCCTACAGACTGCGTGATGGCTCTTTGGTTTGCGGTTATCCGTATCCGAGAACTTATGCAACAGTCAACACGTATAGGGCAATACCAAAACAATAGATGGGCTACCAGAGCACAGATGGCTGGTAGAGGTTCAATTCAATTAGACGAAGCCTTTGCATCGCAATGGGCTGACCAATACGGATAGGAAAATAAAATGGCAATGACACCCAAACCAATTAAAATTACTGGTACAGCAACAGGTACTAAAGATAAAGCAACCAATTACAAAGATACTCAAAAGATTAGCAAGGTTCCTACTCGAGTTACTGCTGGAATTACAGGTCCTGGTAAAGCAAACGTAACCAAGCCTTATCAGCAAATGGAAGAATCAAAGAAGAATGTTACACGTCCAACTGCCCCAAACACAATGGCGCCAAAAAAGACTCGTAGCGCCCTTGAATCAAATCGGATGCAATAAAAATAATTTTTCCCTTTAACTGTTAGGACAACAATGGCATTATCAATGGAGCAGGTAGCAGCCCGCGTTCAGGCTATTCGCTACCGCAATAACGAGCGCGATGCTCGCAACCTTGACGTTCTTGCTGTCCGTAAAGGCAAAATTGCTGAAGTTTATCCTGACTTTTTTCCAGATGGAGTAGACGCAAATGTCGTGGCAAATTTTATTGACATTGTTGCCCGCGACTTATCCGAAGTTATGGCACCACTACCAGCCGTCAACTGCTCGGCAGCGAATCAAGTTAGCGACCGTGCCCGCACTTTCGCTGATAAGCGTACTCGGATTGCTTCTAATTATTTTTCGCACTCTGACCTCGCTGTTCAAATGTACTCAGGAGCCGACTGGTACATAACTTATGGTTTCGTCCCTTTCATCATTGAATTAGACGAAGACGCAAAACTGCCACGTATTCGCATAGAAAATCCTATTGGGGCTTACCCAGAGTTTGACCGCTATGGACGCTGTGTGGCATTTGCAAAACGATATATGATGACGCTAGGCGAATTAGTAACTCAATTCCCTGAGTATGAAAGAGAACTACTTGGTGGCTACGGCTACAAGCAGGACCTCAATCACCAGGTTGAACTAATTCGCTATTATGATAAAGACCAGTCAATCATTTATCTTCCATCAAAAGAAAATCTAGTATTGTCTAAGGCTAAGAATCCTCTTGGCAAGATGATGGTAGTAGTAGCACGCAAGCCATCTATTGATGGTGAACTACGTGGTCAATTTGATGACATCCTAGGTATCCAATTGCTACGTAATCGCTTTGCGTTGCTGGCAATGGAAGCAGCAGAGAAATCTGTACAGGCTCCTATTGTACTTCCGCAAGATGTACAAGAGTTGCAACTAGGCGGAGATGCGGTTATCCGTACCTCAAACCCAGCAGGTGTACGCCGTGTAGAACTAAATGTTCCACAAGGTGCATTCACTGAATCACAGTTGCTTAACCAAGAACTCCGCGTTGGTGCTCGTTATCCTGAAGGACGTACAGGAAACATTGACGCATCAATTGTAACTGGACAAGGTGTACAGGCTCTTATGGGAGCATTTGATACACAAGTTAAATCTGCTCAAGCAATTTTTGCTGCAGCACTTCGGGACGTAATTAGTGTTTGTTTTGAAGTTGATGAAGTTATTTATCCAGAAGAAAAAACCATCCGTGGTGTTGACTCTGGTTCTCCATACGAAATCACTTACAAACCAACTAAAGACATCAAGAATGATTATTCAGCAGATGTCCGATACGGAATGCTTGCTGGCTTAAACCCAGCGCAGGGACTCATCTTTATGCTTCAGGCATTAGGTGGCAAACTTATCTCTCGTGATATGGCAATGCGTGAACTTCCATTCACTGTAAACGTCACACAAGAACTTGAGAAAATTGAAATTGAAGATATGCGTGCCGCATTACTTGGTTCGCTAACTGCCTACACACAGGCTATTCCTCAACTGGCTGCATCAGGCGGAGATGCGTCAGAGGTAGTACGCAAAATTGCTGCGGTTATTAAGGCTCGCCAAAAAGGTCAAGCCCTTGAAGATGCGATTGAAGAAACATTCGCACCGCAGCAGCAAGTTCCTCCTGCTGGGGCACCACAAGCGGTTGAGCAACCGTCCCCTGCTCCCGAAGGCGTTCCAGCAGGAGGCGCTCCTTCTCCAGAAGGCGCACCACAAGGCGGACCTCAAATGGCACCTCCGCAAGCACCACCAGATTTGCAAACTTTGCTTTCAAGTTTAAGTGGCAATGGCAACGCCAACGCAAGAGTAGTAACAAGAGCATAATTAAGTAGGGGACAATGACAACAATTATTGGTGTACAAAGCAGCAACGGTTGCACCTTAGTTGCTGACAGCCTTGTAAGCGATGACACTGGTCGCACTTGGTCACATCCACAAATGACTAAAATCAATAGACGTGGAGAATTTTTAATTGGTGGAGCAGGAGAAGTTTCTCCTTGTGATATTGCCCAGCATATTTGGGACCCACCAACATTAACATCTAAAGATAGAAAAGATGTTTACCATTTTATGATTACGAAAGTTATGCCTTCTCTCCGTGAATGCTTAAAGGCTAATGGTTATAACTTTGATGAAGTGCAAGAAAAAGATTCTAGTTCTCGCTTCCAGTTTTTAATTGCTGTTAATGGAGAACTGTTTGATGTTGGTGATGATTTATCAGTTATGCGTAATTCTGATGGATTTTATGGAGTAGGTTCTGGCGCACAAATTGCATTAGGAGCCTTATACGCAGGGGCAGAAGCGGTAAGAGCAGTAGAGATTGCTGCTCAGTTAAGTATTTTTTCCGAAGGACCTTTTCAAGTAGAAGTCCAATATTCTAAGTAGGAGTTAAAATGGCTGGTAATCAAAATAGTGGCGGTGTGCGCCCAACAGCACCACAAAATAACCCTGCCAATGTAAACGCTCTTGGTGGTAATGGACAATCTGGAAAAGCAACAGCAGACTATACAGGGTTTACTTACGGTGAAAATCAAGCATTAGCAGAACAAAAGTCTGCTGCTCCTATGTCTGGAACATCTGCAGCACCAACTGGTGCATCAGCAAATCCAATGGCAAATTTTATGAGTTCGTTAACACCATTAGATGCTCCTAGCGGAGATGCTCTTCCTATTTCAGATGGCGTTGACTTTGGTCGTGGTCGCGGTTCTGAGGCTTTACCTACAAGAGTTACATCTGATTTAAATCAATCAGAAAATATTGATTTAATTAAAAAGTATTTACCAGACTTACTGGATGCAACTCGTTTTTCAGGAACTCCTGATTCATATAAGCGATTTGTTAATTATCTTAAGGCGCAGATACTTTAATGCAATGGATGGAAAACGGATTCTTCGACCACTTAGATAAATTTGCCAATTCACTTGGATATGAAAATTTTCCAATTGCATTACAACTATCAATGATTCCTTGGCAGTCACCACAAGACCGCGATATGTTTATTTTGACCATCACTGGGAATGAAGTACAGGGTGGGGATTCAACTAACTTTAATGCAGGGGTGGTGAACTAATGTCTTTATGGAGTACATTCACTGATACCCTAAAAGGTATTGCTCAATTACCTGGCGCTGTAATTGGTAATGTTTTGTCATCTGGTGCACAGATGGGAACATCTCAACTTTATAAAGGTCAACCTGAAGTTGCTGCTGCTGCTGGTTTAGCAGCCGAGAAGGCTACAGTCAAATCTTTAAACAAGGCTGGCATTGCCACTACTCAAGATACAGTCAAGAAAGTAATTGACCCAGTTCTTATTGCTGGCGAGAAGGCTGAAAAGTATGTATTCAGCCCAATTGTTGCTCGTCCTATTTCTACAGCATTTTTACTAACTGACCCAACAAGCAAACTTTATCAAGAAGGCGAATTTGGTAAAGGCTTTCAACTTTCAGATGTTACTGATGCTTACAACCGAAGTGAAAAAGTATCACTTGGTGTATCTGCCACTAAGTCTCTTCTTGCTGGTGCTCTTGGTTTTGGCACACTCGAATCAGCCATTCTTGAAAATGGTGGCATTGATTTAAGCAAAGTTGATTTATGGAATGATAAAGATGTCAAGGCTAATTTTGTTGACAATACTCTTGGTAAATATGTTACAGGCATTACTGATTTTGTTGTAAAGAATGTTGCACTTTCTGTCGCTGGTGGCACTGCTGGTGCAGTTTCTAAATCTGCACTACTAAAAGCAGGTCTTAATACCAATTTCCGTGTTGGTGATTTTGATGCTATTCCAAAATTTGAAAAAGATATAAATGACCATATCAAGTTTCGTGAAACTAATGGTGCTGAAGGTAATTTAACTGTGATTGGTACAGATATTGAAAATCTTGCTAATACAACAGATGTTATGACAATTAAAAATATAGCAAAAAAGCATAGTCTTAATCCACGTATTGTTAAACTTATTCAAGACACACAAGACCCAGCAGTTGTACGTGACTTTGTACTTGCCGATAAAGGTTATGGTCCTGCTTTAGAACGCCTTGCTGCTGCCAATCGCCGTGATGACCTTTGGTATCTTGGTGATGGAAATGCCGAGATTCAGGCTTACTATATTGAGAATGGCAAGTTGCCAAACTTTACTACAGACCAGCGCGCACGTTGGACTGCTGCATTTGATGATGCAATTAAGAAAGACCCTAAGCAGCAAGACATTTTTGACGCATTTTTGCGAGAAGATGCTATAGAAGGTCCACTTCTTCCTGGTCAAAAGCCAATGACTGAAGTTAGTCCTTTGATGTTTGGTAAAAACTATAAGCCAGCAGAACCAATCATTGGTGCCAAGGCTTACGCTGCTTCTAGAACACGCGCTGGGCAACTCAAAGTTGCTGCTTTACAACGTGATTTTTCTAATGTTGGTGGAATTAGTCAAAAAATTCTTTCAAGTAATGTTGTTGGTGGTCCAACTACAGTCTTGATGCGTACTTTTGGCACAATGATGCCTAAGGGTTTTGTTACTAACTCAGGTCTTCGTCCACTTAATGGTATTGATGAACTAATTGCAGTAGTTGATGATGTTCCATTATTTACCCGTGGTAATAATCTAATTACAATTGCTCCTGGTGAACAAATTACTGTATCTCAAATGCGTACTAGTATGCTTGATAGATTTGTTAATGCTAAAACTGATGGCGAACGTGCATTGGTTATTAAAAGTATCAATAAAGAATTAGCACGAACCATTGCATTTACTCGTGGTTACTATAACACAGTAAAGATTGACAGTTTCGTAGATAGTTTAATGGAAAATGTTTATGCAACTCACGGAAATTTAGGTCAAAAGGGTTACGCTATGGACCCTACTGGAGTGCGTGTTCAAGTTGATATAAAAACTCAACGTCAATTAGCAAACTCTTTACCAGTGTTGCCATTTGGCGAATTAGATAGAATGATTGCTCGTACTGCTCGAATGGAAAAAAATAGACTTACTGGCTCAGTACAACAAGCAGCAGGTGCTACACGAGATGCTACACGAAGTGTATTTGAACTTGGCAATAAAGCCTTTTCTCTTGCTCAGTTGTATCGTTTTTCATATATTCCAAAGAACTCAGTATTTGAGCCATTGCTTTCAGCAACGCTTGCACAAGGCAGTGAGTTTACAGGAGCATTCTTAGGTCAAGCCCAAAAGCAACTAATTAAAAATGGCGCTAACTTTATTATGCGTAATATTGAAAAGTCCAAAACTATTTTTCCTAGCGCAAAGAAAGAAATTCAAAAAGAAATCCGTGCGCTATCTGAGCAGTATAATCAAGCAATTATTAATCGTGATATTACTTATGCTAACTATGAACGATTCTTCTCTGACACTCCAGGAGTTTCGCCAAAAACAAAATTAGAATATGCTGATGAAGTTAAGGCTGAATTGCGTACTGCTGAAAAAGTAGTTTCAAATATTGAAAATAATTTAAACAAATATACTATTGAGTATGGCAAGCCAATTGATGTGCCATCTTTGTATAATCTTCGCCGCAGAGTTGAAACTCTAAAGGCTCAGAAAGACCCACGTTTTGGTGCAGATATTGCCAATGCAGAGGCTGCTATTGCCAAGGCTTCTCAAGATATTAATACTCTTACTCCAGAACTTAACGCTGCTACTAAAGCGGTTGAAAATGCTTATGCTAATATTGGAAAAGTTTTAGAAGACTTAGACCCTAAGTTAAAACAACGTGCTGACCTATTATCAGTTGCTGAAAAGCGATATGAGAAAAAGCCATTGCTTCCTGACACTGTAAAGCGTACGCTTACTAATGGTCAGACAGTAGAGTTTCCATCTGTGATGAATGAAAATTATCTTGGTGATGGTTACTTTAGTGAGATTGCTAATACATCAACTAGAACTATTGAAGTTCTAGGCAATCAAGCAACAGTCGCTAAGATAAGCACTCTATTTAAGAATGGTCCTAAAACAATTACTAATGTTGCAGACCCTGTTTATTTTGATGAATTAGCATTTGTTGTTAATAATCATATGCGTGGGGATATTCTTATAGACCAGATTCTAAAGGGTGCCACCCGTGAAGAACTTCTGCAGTGGGCTACTACAAATCAGGCTAAATCTTATGCTCGCAATTTGGGTCAAACAGCAGACAAACTGACAGAAATTGTTGATGAATCAATTTCATATGTTAATCGTTATTTGCCAACTCAAGGTGCTCGTACTTTGGCTGCTACTGGCAATGTTCGCGTAACTGACCTTTCACGTGAGTTATCTGGATTCTTAGACCAGATGGTTCCTATTCAGCCACTTGATGTTCCTTATGGCAAACCTACAAATCTTGCCAAAAGCATTGAAGAAGCAACAAACTCACTTATGAGCAAGGCTTGGACTACTCTCGCTAAACCAGAAAATATAATTCGTGAAGTATGGGGCAGCGTAGAACACGCCAATAGAACTGTTGCCAAGGCTGAGTTGCTTGCAAACTCAGGTCAACAAGTAACATTTAATAACTTGATTGCAATGCGCCAAGCGGCTGCGGCTGAAATGGTTGCTGAAGTAAGTAAAGTTTTTTACACAATCCCACGTCAACAGCGTGGCTTGTATCTAGCACGTGCTATCACAACGTTCCCAAATGCTGCTGCTAGTGGTATCTATCGTTATGGACGATTTGCTGTAAAGCAGCCAAAGCGAGTTGCTGGGTTCTTAAACAGTTACTATGGACTTTATAATTCATTTGGTGTAGACCGTAATGGTGAGCCAGTGGAGAATCCAATGGATGCTGAGTATTTATTAATTCCTGGTTCTAAAGAACTTGGTTTTAATAATGGCAAAGGAATTATTATGAGTGCCCGTGGCACTAACTTTCTAGCCAACTTGCCTGGTCCACAGTTCCTAATTCCAGTTGCTATTGGTCAGATATTTAATTGGAAGCCAAATGTTCAAGATGAACTTAAGAGTGTTGTAGATAAAACAATTGGCAAGATTCCTGGATATTCTTGGGATGAAGTATTTCCATATGGTGTTGAGACAAATTTAAATAAGCAACTTAAGTCTACATTTACTCCAGCCTGGTATCGCAATATTCAGACTGCTATGACTCAATCTAATACTGATAAACAATGGATGGATTCATATCTATCTGAGTCTAATAAGCAATGGATTATGTATGAAATGGGTATTGGCAAGATGCCTACACCTGAGTCAGTACGTGATGGTGCTAAAGGTATGTTCCTACGTAAGGCTCGTACACAATTTTTCTCTATTTTAGGTACACCTCAGTATGTTGAGAATCTACCAGATAGAGTTTATCAAGACTATTACTATGCTTTGGTTGAAAAGTGGAAGACTAAGGTTGACCCTAAAACTCAAAAGCCATATAGCATTAATGATATATATAAATATTCTGAACAAGAATTTCAAGGTCAAATGGCGACCGCTGGTTCCAAAGAATTTCCTATGGATAGACTATTTGTAAGTGGTCGTAACAGACCTTATATTCAACCAAGTCAAAAATCATATGACAGAATTTGGGTTGACTTTTCTGGTCTTGCAAAAGAACTAGAAAGCATTAGCCCAGATGTGGTTAGCCTACTTACTGCTGACTTGCCACCTGATTACAACCCACAGATTAATAAGTTTTTAAATGACCCCAACTCAGCACTGCCTGGTGGCACTATGTTGAGCAGTCAACTTAAAACACCTCAGATGGTTGAGAATGAACTTGAAAAGTCTCGTTTCTGGAAGGCTTATATAGATTTTAAAGATGCTTTAAACAAGGCAGCAAAAGATGCTGGCTACTCAAGTTATCAAAGTGTTCCAGAACTTAAAGCACAATTAAAAGATTATGCTTATAACA